GGATTGTGATGGGTTAGGCAGTAGTTATTCCGGAACCAGATGACACACTCCTGTTGGATTTTCGATTCGGATTTCATCATACCACCACAAATTTAGTTTCTGAACCATCTCGCAACTCTTTTTGTTTATGCCTCCAGCCCCACGAATATCCTGCAAGGCTTGCATACTCCTTTAGAAACTCATCCGACTGCTGACGGGCAATACGCCAGATAAATTTTGTTGCAAATCGTTTTGATTTTTGAAGCTCGACCAGTTCAGCTGGTGACATATCCTCAATTCGTTTGCCTTTTAAATGGTCAGGCGTTCTAGATTTCACTTCGATCATTACACCCTCTTTAATCTCGGCTTCAGGCTTTGGAAATTCATGACCGCAATACTCGCATTTCGGCGCTCTCGCAGGCAACATGGCCTCACATTTGGGGCAAGTTCTGACCGGTGACGCCTGTATATCGGTGCGCTTTTTCTTTTTCTTTTCGGTGAGTGACCACGCCCGTGGCTCGGACCAGAGCCCGTGCTCGTCGTGATTCATTCCGAAATCCAGGACGGTGAAATGGGTTTTGTTTGGATAAATCCGGCTCCCTCGCCCACAACACTGGAGCCAAAGAGGCAATGATTTGGTTTTACGGTTCATTATTACAACTTCGATACTTGGCTCATCATATCCCGTTGTCAGGATTCCGCAGTTATTCAGGACAGGAAATAGTCCGGCGCTGAATGCTGATAGAATTCTCTCCCGTTCTGCCTTTGGTGTTTTCGAGGTTATACATTCCGACACAATACCGGCCGATCGAAATTCCTCAGTCATTTTTTGGGCGTGCTCAATATTGACGTTAAAGACTATACACTTACGTCCGGGCGTTCGTTTTTGGTATTGCTCAACAACCCCTGCATAAAGCACACGTTTATTAAAGTGGCTGAACTGGCTTGTTTCGGTATATTCACCATTTTGGACGGATAAATCTGAAAAGTCATCCACCATTTGAAACGCTTGGCATGGAGACAGAAAACCTTCAGCGACCAGATCAGGAATATCCACCGTCTGAATCAGGTTTGAGTAAAGTTTTGGCAGATGTTTACCAACCGGCGTTGCGGTTACTCCTAAAACGAGACCGTCGGGGTAGTGCGTTGTTATTATTTTGGTGAAGTTTCCTTTATGACATTCGTCTATGATAATCAGTTTGGGGGAGAAACCAAGTAAAAGCCTCCTCTTAACTGTTTCCACCATGCCCACAGTCACCACCGCATCAGCCCTGAAATTAATTTCATCGGTCTGAGCGTTGACGATTTGAATGTCGTTCACTCTTGCATGTAGCGATTTGAAAGTCTGTTTGAATAATTCGATCCGATCGGTCAGGATTAGGGTCTGTGTGCCTCGCTCCGATGCCCGTCTGACTATTTCCGAAAACATAACAGTCTTACCCGAACCCGTTGGAGCGCATAAAATCTGCCTCTTATGGGTGCGGAAACCGGCAGAAGCCTCGGTGACTAATTCTATCTGGTAGGGGCGGAGGTGCATAAATTAAAACGGAAGGTCTTGGTCATTATTCGGTTTCGGATCTTTATTTTTTATCACACAATAACACCGGCTATTAATCCCGTCACGTGATTTAACCTCACTCTGACCGAGTACATTTACCAGTTCGATTCCAAACCGTCTCATGTTTCCGATTTTTTGTGCCGTATGCGTTTCGATGTAGTCTTTTATTTCTGATGAGGTGAGCCATTCGGTATAGCCACCGCCTAATTCACCACGTTTAAAGAATTTTTGGATCAATTCTCTCTCAAAAGGGATTGTTTCATAGTCTCCCGATACAGATCCTAAATCAATTATCTGATCTTTTGAAAGTTGCCAATCGTAACCGGATTCGTGCATTCTGACAAGTTCTATGAATAGTTCGTCTTTGTCAATAGCATTATACGCCTCGTGGTCGATTCCTAAAACCCGCACCGGCAAAATACGGGTGTTTCCTGTCGGGTCATTGATGATTGACTGATCGTTTGACGTTCCGCATAGAACCGCCAGTCGTTTGAAATCTTCATTATAACGGGCGTACGGCGCCCTGAGTGAAAAGATCGATTTCGAGGTTAATTCCTTAAATCGTTTCTCATCATGCTTAGATTTCCCTCCCATTTCGTCATCCATTACGATCAATTTCTGAGTCATCAGTATCTCGTCGTCTTTGCCGGAGTCAAGTTTTGATTCTGCGTAGTATTTGGATAAGCCACCGGGCAGAAGTCGTCTGAAAAATTCGGTTTTCCCTGTGTTCTGCCCACCAACCAACGCCAAAACTATTCTAACCGGCGTACCTTCATACGCAGCAATTAGTGAAACGAGCCACTTTTTAATGTATAATTCAGCGTTTGGGGTGTCGGTATTGATAGTCCGGATTAAAGCGTCCACGTTTCCAGATGAATTTCGTTTGCGATTCCGGTCGATGTATTCGGTTACCGGGTTAAAGTCCATGATCATATCCGAAAAAAGTATTGATTCAACCAGTTGCTGAGTGATTTCCTTTGAATTAAAGCACATTCTGGCACGTAAATAAATCGTATTTAACCTCTCTTTTTTAACCTCAGTGCCGTTTTCTTCGAGCATTCGGGTAATTGAATTGACTCTTACAGGGTGATTTTGCCGAATCCACTCAACCAATGAAGGGATTAACTGATCCGGGTCTTTTGCGACCTTGCTCAGATCGATGTCGTCACGTTCGAAAACCTGATCGGCGATATTTTTAGCCTCGTCAGGTGAAACGTTCTGAACTTCAATCAGCGTGGCGATCACTCCCTCTTTTGTCCGCTGTGATTTTTTGGCCAGCGCTGCGACTTGCACCGCACGTTCGTTCACCTTTGGGATTTTAATACCCGCATCTTTAAGCATCCAATAGAACGTCCCAACCGATACACCTGATTTACCTGATCCGGCCAGACACCAATCGTACTGCTTATCTGCCTGTGCTGAGTGGTATTTATCCGAGATATGGCAAAGTTGGTGGAAATAAGCCCGGCCATTTTCACCAAATCCGGAGGCAATGGCGAACCCAAGACGTAGATAGGAGTCGTAATCCGGCGCTAAATCAATCCGGGACGAAACCACCTGGGAAATCATTTCCTCAACTGCATTGGTTGGCAGTATGACCGGAAGCGACTGAGGTTTGCGTGGCTTTTCGGCTTTTGTTCTTGACTGAAGTGATCGGGTATTGACAAATATATCCGGATCGTAACTCACATACCGGAGTGAAGCCACATTTTTAGGAGCGGGGTCAACCGATATACCGAACGTGGAATAGTAATAATGTTCAAGCCAACGATAGGATTCTTTATGCTTATCTGGATTCACCTTTACCACAACCGCTATGCCACCACCGGATGCAGACTGAAATAGCGCATAGGTGTAGGGGTCTGAAAGTAGGGCGGTTTTATCATTGAACTTGTCAATATCCACGCAGATAAAGCCTGAATGCTCTATTAATTTATCCTGCTCACGTTCTTTAAATACGCCTCCGATCGTTACCGATGGAATGTTTCTTTTTAACCGGTCACGTTTGGCCTTATCCGGCTCCATGCGGATAGGCTCGATCAAATGTTTCCATTTGCCGTATTTAACCCCTGAAATAAAGTCGTCAACCGAGATTATTTCAGAGCATACGTGAGCCTTACCCTTCTCCGGGAAGGATTGAAAATATGATATTTTGCCGGACATTTAGAAAGGAAGGTCGTCGTCTGGTGATGCTACTACTCCTCCGTTTACATCGTTGTTGGCTTCGGATGGGGTGTACTCGGCTGTATTTAAATTACCGATAATCGGCATAGCTTTTTTCTGTTCGTCACTCATAGCCTCACGGACTGTTTTTGGCAGTGATTGTTTTACCAAATGGGTCTGGTCGTTCTTTGGCTCTTTCAAGTCATAAGCGATAATATCCAGATAACAACCTTTTTCACCTTCAAAGATATGGTTGTTGGCAAGCGGGATAAATAACCCTTTTACTTGTCCGTTTTTGCCTTTCACCTCCATTTTCGTGTGGATTAAGGCTTGCAAATTGATTCTCCCTCTAATCATAAATTAATACTTTTTGCGATTTCCGCTGGTTTGTTAATAAAGGACTTAGTAAAGCACATGAACAACTCCCTGTTCGTTACTTTACGACCTAATTCTTTGCTCACGTCCGCTAATTTTAGGTCAAGGTCTAATTTTTCCTCTTTCGTCAAGTCGAGCATAACTCCGAAAGGTTTTTCTTTTTGATCTTCCATGGGGACAAATATAAATATAAAATTTTAATAAAAAAATATTTTGTTTAAAAAATTATTTATATCTTTGGGACGTATTTATAAACAGAGAAATATGTCAGAGAATGAATTACAACAAATGCCAGTGAATCTAATTTCACAGGCGATCAGTTCGGGGGCTTCGGTTGAGGCGCTCGAGAAATTAATGGCGCTTCAGGAACGCTGGGAAGCAAAAGAAGCTGCGAAATCTTTTAAACAGGCAATGGTTGACTTTCAGGCTAAGAAGCCGAAGTTGGTGAAATCAGATGAGGTTGCTTTTAATGGCAAACTGCAATTTAAATTTGCCTCGCTTGGCTCAGTCCAATCAGCGATTGACCCGGTTTTGTCTTTATGCGGTTTGTCATATCGTTGGGAGCAGATCGAAAAAGACGGGCGTATCGAAATCACTTGCATCGTTTCACACGTAAACGGCCATACTGAGCGTACTTCACTGAGCGCGCCACTTGACAAATCAGGGTCTAAAAACGATATTCAGTCTATTGGATCAACGGTGTCTTATTTGAAACGATATACTTTGGAAGGTGCTTTGGGGCTTGCATCTGATAAAGATCGGGACGGAGTGACGAAGGTTGAACTGCCAGAACTCACGCCTGGAAACAAACGATGGCCTCATGCGGTTTTAGCGGTCAAGCAAGGTAAAATCGATACGGTTAAAAAACAGTACTCAATCTCTGAAGAGAATGAGGTGTTATTAAGAAAGGAGGCGGGAGTATGAGAATAGAAATTAAAAGCGTTTTCGGAGATATACTGTTTGTCTTTGAAAAAGAAAACGCAACAATGAAAGAGGCGCTTGAAAAAGCGGTTGCAGAGAACGCCCATCTTAGATACGCCAATCTTGAGAACGCCAATCTTAGATACGCCAATCTTAGATACGCCAATCTTGAGAACGCCAATCTTGAGAACGCCAATCTTGAGAACGCCCATCTTAGATACGCCAATCTTGAGAACGCCAATCTT